TGGCACTTGCACCCCATCCACTTTGGTTGGGGTTTTCACTCCACTCGGAAACCCACTCTCCGCTTGATGGCACTGTATCTGGTGGCGTTGTGCTATTGGAAGATACTTTATAGTGCTCAGAAACGGAAGATACGGCACGTCCCGTCGGTCCGTCCTTGGCGATGTAGCTTACGTTGTAGTTCACGCTGTATCCAGCATCGTGAGCACCTGAGGCACTGCTCGCCTTGCGATAGTATGTCGTAGCCTTACTCCAGAGCCACTTACCCTGTGTCTGTGTCACCTGATTAAGGTCTTTCCAATCGCTGCTGTCCTCCGCAGGGTGGCTGCTGTTGCTGCTGCCTACATAGTACTTCATCTCCGTTGCGCCATCAACGATGATATCCTGACCTGGGATGCCGTCGTTAGGATAGCGCTCGTCGGTATAGAGAACAGTGGTGCTGCTATCGCTCCAAGATATAGTTGTCTCTGTCCACAGGTAACGTCCCTGAGTCCACAAGCCGACAACCTTTGAGCGGTCATTATACCACTTGTTGAGGACTGCTGCCTCAGACTCCGTGCCCGCCTCCGTCGGATGTTCGGCAGTGGTGGTCACACCGTAGCGGTAGTTCTCGCTTACCTTTGTGATGCTCTTCGCATGGTTGCTCCACTTCGCCATAGTGTGGTTGTCCATGCACTCGTAGTAGCTCTTCCACAATCTAATGCCCGTCTCGGCATCGGCACTTCTCATAGTACGCTTTGCAGCCCACTCATAGAGCCATGTCTCGTCAGGACCTTTCGGGTCATCGGTACAGCGGGGTTTTTCTGCCGTGCCGTCATTTACCTCGATGTCCGTACGACCTGTGCCGATAACATATGGACGCCACTCCTGGCTCTTGTAGTCGGTGGCGTTGCCGCCGTCGTTGACAGCGAAGGTCGGGGCTACGTTGTTCTTCGTGCGGATGAAGACATACTCCGTTCCGTCACCGTCCTGACCGTTACGTCCCCACTTCGAGCGTAGCTTTGGAACAGAGAAGTCACCCCACCGCTTACGGCCCTGTGAATCGGGTGAACCAAGCTTGCGCTTCGACTCAAACTCATACTGGTTGTTGTAGTCGATGCCCTGTGGATTGTCAGTCCATCCCGTAGGCACATAGTCATCAATGGTGCGGTCTTGCGGATTTGTCGGGGTGGCAGGGGTCTCACCTGTATTGTTACGGGTGTAGATGGTCTCCTCGCCAGCTCCGTCCTCTCCGTTAGTTCCTCTTACGGCTGACACATGATAGTGATCCTCGTAAGGATATGAGACTCCGTTGTATGTATATCGTGCTGTGTCGGCTGCGTTCTTCGGTGTGGTGTAGAGTGTGCGTGTCCAGTTCCACTGATACGGCAGGCTCTCGCTCGGTGCTCTGTCATAGATCTCGTCGGTCCACACGTTGAGGTCGGTATAAGGATGCTGCTCCGATGCGTCGTAGATGTCATTTGGGAAAAGTCTTCCCGTCTGTGGTTTTGCATAGGCAGAGCAGGCATAAAGCTCTATCACTCCAGCTATACCGCGTGAAGCATCACCGATACAGATAGGCTTCGTAGCGTATATAGTACCCTTACCGTCCACACGCTGCTCGAAGTTCCAGAGATACTTGTTGGCGCTACCCTCAGTGAAGGCAGGTCTCGATGTGCTCCATATCGTGAGGTCGATAGGTGTCTGTGCCGTCTCGTCGACACGTCCGTACTCGCTCTGTGCGTAGCTGCCGCCATACCATGCGATACCGCAGTTGTCGATGCCTCCGTTGGGGAATGCCGTGTCTATAACGTCGCTGCTTCTCAGACAGTAGTATTCCTCCTGTCCTATCTGTCCGTCCATGCCGATGCGGTTGCACTGATACGACACCACGTCATCATGTTTTGTGCTCTGTCCTGTAGGCAGGTCGTAGTGGATAATGGTCTTCTGCCATACGTTCCAGTCCTGCATCAGTCCGAGACCTCCACAAGCAGCCACCATCGCCTCGAAGGTGTCATACCACTTGTGCTGCACGTTGGCTGTGTCATAGCCGTCATCACCGGGCATCCACAGCTTGTATGGGTTTGCCCCGTCATGGTTGTCGTTGGTAGCGTTAATGTTCAGACCTGTATTGCTCGTGCCGAGATAGTAGCTGTTGATATATTCAATGCCGTCACCGTCGACACCCCAGCGTGACACCGCGTAGGCTATGGTAGCATTCAATGTGTCGCTGTATTCAGTTATGGTACGTGTCCAGAGGAAGTCACCGTTCTGGAGTCCGAGTTCATTGATGGTGGGCTTCCATACGTTTTCTCCCGTTGGAGGTGTCACTCCCTGGTCACTCTTTGCATAGCTTATAGTAACCCTCTTTACCGACGTACCTCTGTCAACCTGCTTCTGCCATGCGCTGCTCAGTGATGAAGGCTCGTCGATAGTGTAGTCGCGTGTCACGGTACACTTAGCCTTATTGATTGTACTCAGGCTCTCCCATACACCTTCGGGGATAAGTTCACCTTCGCTATATGACACTCCCTCGGCAACGAATGATGTGTTGCAGACATAGTGTACTCCTTTGCCCTGTGGTGTGAATACACAGAGCCAGTAGCATCCCTGATGAGACACCTTGTCGTAGTAGTAGCACTTACGTACCTTTCCTGCCTGTCGTTGTGTCTCCTCATCGTCGGAGTATTGCGGGTTCGGATGCCCCATCTCGTCTTTTTCAAATTCTATGTCCGTCCAAGCACCTCTGTCTATCGATGCGGGCTTCTCTCCGTATTCCTGTATGAACTTGAAGTCGGGACCGTAGAATTCATATCCTGTGGCTGGCGACAGCTTCATCTTCTGAGGCTTGCCACCCCAGTAGCTGTTCTCCAGCGAGTAGGTGTAAATACCTCTCAGAGCCTTCACGCTCGGAGCGTCCTGTCCGTTAATCTCCAATACGAGAAGGTTCATGCGGTCAGGGTTAGAGTCGTTACCGAACTGTACCACATGGTCGCCGGCAGCAGGTATGTCACTACCCTTGGCGCAGTCAGCCCAGCTCACATCGAAGAAATGGTATTTCACTCCGTCGATATTCACCGGCTCGGAAGACACCTTGACAACCTTGCGCCACCAGAACACGTTACCAAACTTACTCTCAAAAACATCGGATATATATGTCTTACGAGATGAGTTGCTGAGATTCATCGTCTGACAGCGTGCGAGGTCATGACCTTTGTCGGCACTTCCCTGCCACATGTTTGTCACCTCCCTGTCTCCGTCTTCTGCGAGGAAATAGCAGCGAACGTACTGTATCTTCTCATCTGCTTCCTCTTGTGTTATGGTAGTGCGTACCTTCTTGTGGTGTCCGAACATGCGCAAAGCAGTTGACCTCTTCCCGAGCACCATCGCCATACCTCTCAGCAGCCAGGGTACACGCAGATACGAATAGCCAAGCAGAACATTACCCTCACCATAGTAATCGGTACGGCTGATGATGTTCGCAGCTGACGAGAATATCTGATTTCCTGCGATGGCTGTCTCTTTCTTCACCTCCAGCTCCTCGAAGGTAGCCTTCTTGCGAACATGGAGGTTGTCAACGGTCAGCGCACTCGAACCTGTTCCGTCATCGGCAGTGATGCGCCAGCCTGTGTCGGTGATGCCGTCGCCAGTATAGTTCTTGCTCTTTATGCTGTCAGACTTTACGCTTCCGTCTACATCAATGTCACCCGAAACCTCGATATTGTTAGCCTTGATATTGCCCTGAGCATCGAATCCGAACAGGCCCTTGGCTGCAATCCACAGACCCTTCAGGAAGCCTATCTCGCCCTGCGCTGCGTCATTGTCTATCTTGGAGAGGTAATAATCAGAACCGAAATTCTCTATAGCACCCTGTACCTGCTTACCTGTGTAACCACCATTGCCAGCTCCGCTACCGCCAGACGATGTTGCAGCCTTGTCAATCATCTTCTGAATGGCAGATACCTGCTTCTCGTTTCTAAGCGTCACCTCATAGGTGGGAAGACCGTTGTTGCCGTTCTCCTTTATGGTGAGCACGTCGATGATGATGCTACCCTCGATGCCGAGGTCTTCATCCTCGAAGACAAAGAGGTCACCAGCCTTGATAGTGTCATGGATGCTTGTATGCGGATTGTCCACCGATGCGTCATGCTGTCGCTGCATCCATATCTCATCGATACGCGGCTGATAGGTGTATGTCGGCTTGTCGTTCTTCTGCAATGCCTCGATAGAAGCATTGAAAAGCTTCTCTGCTGCAGCATTGACGTAGGCATCGGGCATGTCTATACCGATAAGGACGTAATGGTCTATACCTGCACGAAGCTGGAAGTCCTTATACGGGAACCACAGGTCGAGGGAGTCATCATGTGCTCTCTGGACCATACACTCCCATTGCCCTGATGCGTTCTGCTTCGGACGTGACGCGAACTTGAAGGAGCGTGCCCCGCACATACCATCCTTCATGTCGATGCTCGCACCATCCTTATATACATCGCTTAAGTCAAAGCCGAGATCAGGAAGGGTTATCTTGAAGTTCTTCGGGTCTGAGGTGTCATAGACTCCGTTATCGTCTATGTAGTCAGCACCGGCAATAACGTCGATACGGGAACTGCCATAGGCCATCTCTTCAATTGTAGGATGGATATCGGTTGTATCGTCGCTACCGTCGAAATATATGCTTGCAGGACGAATGCCGTAGTCATCACGATTCAAACTATCGATATAAGGACGGTACTTGTCCTTTGAGAAATAGCCTGTGAAGCTGTTGATGGTTGCAAGTCCTGTCTCGTCGTTGGTATCCGTACCTCCGTGAGCCTTTACCCAGTCATAGAGCGACTGATTGGGGAATCCCGGCAACATAAGCCTGTTGACAGCCATGTTGTTAGGCAGATTCTCGCTTGCAGTGTTCTTGTGGTCTGAAGGCCAAGCGTCCTTGTTGATGTAAGAGGCGAAATAGACGGTGGAACCATTACCGATAGCAGCGATGAAAGCTTCCATCTTTGTCAGGTCTGGCTCGTCCTCATCATCCTCAGGCGTAGTGCTTGTGTATTCGCAGTAAAGGTGAATCTTTGTCTTGTCTATCTCCTTTGTAGCCCTGCCTTTCACGGTGATGCCATTTACCGTTACCTGAACGATATAGTTCGGGCACTCAGTAGTACCAGGGTAGGAAACGGAGCGATTCTTGAAATAGCTGGATGAGAAATTGAGGTCAACGTCAAAGTGTACATAAGGATATCCTGTACCGCCTTTCTCAACCTTTATCACATTGGCGAAACACTGGGTGTTCAGGTTCGCATAGTAGCGGTTGGGGATATTCGTCTCGTTACCATAGGCACGAAGACGTGTCACTATCTGCTGACTGCTGTCACATATCCTCTCCAGTTCATAGAGACCCTTTCCTTTGCCGTAGCGGAATGTCTTCGGTGTGAGTGCTCCGCTTGTACCGGCAACGATTACATGGCCTCTCTGAATGAAGTTAAGCTCGAAATCCTCGTGAATCTTCGTCACGGCATCCCAACAGGTGATATTGTCAACAGTCAGGGCAACGTTCTGTTTTCCGTAGGCAGCAGTACTTGGAGAGCCTGCGGGGTCTACATATTCTATGTATGCAGCCTCGAAAGCCGCCTGTCTGCCTACGAGTCTTCCACGCTCGCTATTACG